TGGTGCGTCGGATGACAAAACCGGAAATATTAAATATGGGGGCGACTGGATAATGGAAAGCACCTCGGAAGATTTAGAATCCATTTACTTTAATCAAAATATCGGATATTACAACTATTTGCTGGATTTTTCGATGTTATCTTTTGCGTTTGCTGCTTTAAAAAGTGATGGAACAGTTGTTGCTTGGGGCGATGCTGCCAATGGAGGCACTGCTCCCACTTCGGTTACAAATGCTGGCAGTAATGTGGTCCATATTTATTATAACAACTATGCGTTTGCTGCTTTAAAAGGTGATGGAACAGTTGTTGCTTGGGGCTCTGGGGCCTATGGAGGCACTGCTCCCAGTGGGGTTACAAATGCTGGCAGTAATGTGGTCCGTATTTATTCTACCAGTACTGCGTTTGCTGCTTTAAAAGGCGATGGAACAGTTTTTGTTTGGGGCAATGCTACCAATGGAGGCAATGCTCCCAGTGGGGTTACAAATGCTGGTAGTAATGTAATCCATATTTATTCTACCAGTACTGCGTTTGCTGCTTTAAAAGGTGATGGAACAGTTGTTGCTTGGGGCGATACTGGCACTGGAGGCAGTGCTCCCAGTGAGGTTACAAATGCTGGCAGTAATGTGGTCCATATTTATTCTAACGGTTCTGCGTTTGCTGCTTTAAAAACTGATGGGTCAGTTGTTGCTTGGGGCACTGCTGCCTATGGAGGCACTGCTCCCTCAACTGTTACAAGTGCTGGTAGTAATGTGGTCCATATTTATTATAACCTGCGGGCGTTTGCTGCTTTAAAAGGCGATGGGTCAGTTGTTGCTTGGGGCTCTGGGGGCTATGGAGGCACTGCTCCCACTTCGGTTACAAATGCTGGCAGTAATGTGGTCCATATTTATTATAACAGGTATGCGTTTGCTGCTTTAAAAGGCGATGGGTCATTTGTTGCTTGGGGCTATGCTTTCTATGGAGGCATTGCTCCCAGTGAGGTTACAAGTGCTGGCAGTAATGTGGTCCATATTTATTCTAACAAGTTTGCGTTTGCTGCTTTAAAAGGCGATGGGTCAGTTGTTAGTTGGGGCTATGACATCTATGGAGGCACTGCTCCCAGTTCGGTTACAAATGCTGGCAGTAATGTGGTCCATATTTATTCTAACGAGTATGCGTTTGCTGCTTTAAAAGGCGATGGGTCAGTTGTTGCTTGGGGCGGTGCTGACTATGGAGGCACTGCTCCCATTGGGGTTACAAATGCTGGCAGTAATGTAATCCATATTTATTCTAACAGTTATGCGTTTGCTGCTTTAAAAAGTGATGGGTCAGTTGTTGCTTGGGGCTATGCTAACACTGGAGGCAGTTTAACTAGTCCGGTTGATGTCGCATCTCAATTGGGTGCTGGTAGTAATGTGATGCGAATATTTCCATCGTCTCCGTATTCCAGAAGTGATGTTAATCCATTACCAGTCGTAGGTAATACGATTACAGTGCCTACAACCGGCCTAGCATTAAGATTGACAAGTGGTTTAGCTGTACAAAATCGTGCGGCTAGAAAAGCATTTGTACAAGAGTTGATTACAAATAATTCTATTGCCCTAGCAACCCCGGGAGTAAAGATGGTAGTAGACGCAGATGTGTTCTTAGATTCTTCTATTACATCAACTATTATCAAGTCCAAAGTAAACATTGTAACTTCTTCTACTCTTTCTGGAGGAGAGTTTGATGTGACCACATCACTCGCATCCGACGAAGCTCTATATGCCCCCTTGGAAATTATAGGACACTTCATTGTAATAAAACTTCCCTCCGGGAATAAAATCAAGTTTGAAAAGAGTTCATTCACTGAATATAATGTATATGAAGATTCGGATAATAATACGACTCCCACGGCTACCTTACTTGAAGGTGTTGTAGGCACATTTGAAAATTTCAACTACGTAACGGGTAGTGTAACCGGTGAAATATTATTAGTTATTATTCCAGTTAAACTTGGTTTGAATTTATTTGGAGCTACAAAAACAGGAAATGTATATGATTATAGTAATATCATAAACACTATGTCTACATATAATACCGACAGTAAAAGCTATGTTAGTGTAGATCTTATAAATGGATACAGAACGCTTACCAAAGGCACTGGTTATTTTGTTGATTGTAGTCAAAATGGAAGTTTAACCCTTTATTACACCGACCGTAAAGAAAAATGAGACAAGTTTATCAACGGTAGTGTAAAATCAATAGTAAGGAGTTTCGCCTTACGATGGTCCAACTGTAAATCCAACTTAAGTATCAGCGACCCATTTCCTTAATCGCATACAGGCTTTTCTACTTTATTGGTGGAGGACGAAATGAGTAGGTATTTGATATACGATTCTTTTTGCTTTTATCGCTCACGCACATCACCTAAATCCAGTGTTGGAGAAGCAACCTCATTATTGTCATTATTACTTACTATGATTAGTGGTAATCCTTTATGTTATTTTTCAAATTAGTTTGTCTCATTTTTCTTTACGGTCGGTGTAAGATTAACAATACTGTAACAAATTGTAAATAAAAGTAAAAAGCATAACGAGAAAAATGAAAAAATACGAGAAAAAAATAAAATGATGTAAATAAAAATTATATTATCTACCTCAATATATCACTTTGGCAAATGACGTTTACAAAACAGTTCATTTTCGTTACAGTTTTTAGAACCGCATTCTTGACCAACACGTTTTCCAGATTTTAATATAGTCTTGCATAACATAATATCCGCCTTGTCTAACGCACTGTTTAAAGTGGATGATAAAACATTATTTTTCGACGTAATATTATGATGTGTAGAGCAATAACATCCAGATACACTGTAATAAGCAGGCTTTGCGCATAAATTATTTTTATTTTTACCGTTTTTAAACGTATATTCGCAAGTATGAAACTTCATACATAATTTCTCGGGTGTATTCACACCTTGACAAAATATCATTTCTTTATTTAATCGAACATGTGGTAGCAAAAAATCAAACTTTTGCCTACAGTAAGGACACTTGATTTGATTAAAAGCCAATTTATCCGTGTTTAAATAGGACATGTTTGTTTTTGCTTTCTGTTGAACAACTTCTTTATACAATGGAACAAAATTGAATGCGTGATTACACGGCAACTTGATGTTATTTTTGTCGAGCAGCATTTTTGTTATTAAACAATAATTGTTGTCTTCATCGTCTGAGTCACTATCAATATTATTTAATTCATCATAAAAATTAATATTTCCTTCCAAAATTATATTCATATATAAAGAAAATTTATAAAAACTCTTTATATATATTTAATAGAGAATGACAAAAGCTTGGGGACCATGTACGTGGTTTGTATTCCATACTTTAGCGGAAAAAATAAAAGAAGATAATTTTCCATTAATAAAAAACAGTTTGATTTCAATGATTAAGAGAATATGTAGCAATTTGCCTTGTCCTGAATGCGCTGGACACGCACAGCAAAAAATGGGAACCCTGAACGTAAATAGTATTCAAACTAAGAGAGACTTACAAATGATGTTATTATCGTTTCATAATGAAGTGAATCAGCGAGTAAAAAATCCAGTGTTTACAGAGAAACAGATGGATGATAAATATAAAACAGCAAATACGCTAAGTATAGTTCAATATTTTTTACAAACCTGGCAAAAGCCTAACCCGAACCCCAAGTTATTAACTACAAGTTTACACAAAGGTCAAGTTATTAAGGAATTTATTAGTTGGTGGAATTTAAATCATATCCACTTTTATGCTTAGACGCTTATCTGATTAGACGAATCATATGAATAAATATTTATCACAAAAATATGAATAAATATTTATCAAAAACAACAGATTACATAGTAGCTATTATTTCTCCGTTCTTGTAAACTGAACACTTGAAGCTCTGTTTTTTAGGTCTAGAACAAATAACATTATTAGATGCTTCGGCGTTAAAGAACAAGAGGTCTTTGTGGTCAGTGGAATAAAAAGCAATAAACCAAAGGATGCCGAGAACAAACCCGACCAAAGATCCTAAAGCTACCCCGCTCAATGATGTACATCCGCCCATAATTTTAGTGCCACCGTCCAATACCAATAGCGATGTAATAAACATTAAAACCGGGTAGTTAATGCCGGATATATATTGCATAGGTAGGTATAGATAGGCCAACGTAAAGGCAATAAACATGCTATTGAAGGCAGGACTGACGTATTCGTTTAAATTAAAGGGAAAGTCGATTAAATTACAAGAGGGAGGAATTAGCGTGTCTGACTTGACTTTTAATGAATTCAAAATAAACAAATTGATTAATGAAGCAATTAAAACACCTCCTAAATAGACAAGACCTTTAATGTCGGAATTGAATATAGAAATCATTACCAAACAAAAGGCTAATAATATAGGAGAGATTGCTGCGAAAAAATGTAATAGATTACTAAAATTTAATTGCATACCCATTTTAATGTATATATTATCATAGTATAATATTATTCTTCAAAAATTAGGTTCAATACTTGATGAATATTTTCCACCGAGTGAAATTTGATGCTATCCAATAGGTGTTTATCCTTGTATTTATCCAGAAATGTTTTATAGTCTTTTTCGTTTTCTTTGGGGAAAATAAATTCCGTCACACCCCCTTTTAGACCGCCCAATATTTTCAAATCTAGACCACCGATTGCGGTAATATAGCCTTGTAAATTAATTTCACCTGTAATAGCAGTCGTATTCTTAATTTTTTTACCGGTAAGCAGACTATAGAGAGTACAAGTGATGGCAGTTCCCGCACTAGGTCCATCTTTTGGGACGGCTCCTTCAGGACAATGAATATGAATTCCTTGCATTTTCGTGTCTTCAAATTCTTTTAGATTTTGTTTCATAGTTTCCTTATCTACTAAAGAGGAGGCAAGTGTTTTAGCGACATTCATACTTTCTTTCATAACATCACCTTGAAGACCAGTCAGTTTTAGTTCCATAAAAGAGGTAGATGGGAAATATTTTGCCTCGATTGGGATGATACCACCCTGACCCATAGAATTTGCCCAAAGTCCATTGATAACGCCGACTGCCGAGTGACCCGGTATTTTCTTATCTAAATTTTCGTGGCGTTCATTCAAATATTTATATTTAATATCATCATTGGATAATCTAATAGGCAATTCAATGCTATCATAGTTTTTCAAGCACGACAAATTGATTTCGCCGACAATTTCGAATAACAATTCCTTAAACTTTCGAATACCAGGTTCATTGGTGTAATTTTCTATGACATAGACTATATTTTCATCCGTGATTTCAATACAGTCTTCAACCCCCATACTTTTCATTATTTCGGGCAACAAATGTTTTCTAGTAATAACCAGTTTATCTTCGATTGTTAAATGTTCAAACTTGATTCTATGAATGCGGTCTAATAATATGCGGTCTATGAGATTTACATCGTTATAAGAAAATATAAACAATGCTTTGGATAAATCAAGGTCAATCCCATTAAAATACTTGTCTTGGAAACAATCGTTTTGTGTAGAGTCAATCAAATGAGTTAATATTCCGATGATTTCCTTACCATGTTCAGTTTTACTTACCTTGTCCAATTCATCAATAAATATAATTGGATTCATACACTTGTTTTTTATCAAAATATCTGTGAACTTACCCCATTCAGAACCGACATATGTATAATTGTGTCCATTCAATGTGCTTCCATTGTCTTGTCCTCCAATCGCAATAAAAGAAAATGGCCTGGTTTCTCCATTTTCATCGATTAAACACTTAGCTAGTCCTTTTTTCGCGAACGTTGTTTTACCAGTACCAGGTGGTCCTTCAAACCCAAAACAATAACCGCCCTGCTCTCCATTTATCCATTGGGCAATAATGCGTTCGATTTGGGTTTTCGCTTTATCGTGTCCATGAACGGCGTCATTCAATGTAGAATTAACTGTATTCATATATCGGTTAATCTCCTGCCACTTTTTTTCAATAGTAGTAATATGTTCTAATATGGACTCAGTGATCGAAATGTTTGATATATTTTTTAAAACGGACAACTGTTCAACTACAATGTGATTATCTTTAAATGTCTCAATAAATGTTTTAATCTCCTCTTTCATAAATTCCATTTTTTTCCCAGAATGAGCCAATTTATGTACTTTCAGTTTGTTTTTCTTAATGAGGTTGTTAATATTACATATGTTTACAATCAAATCATTACGTTTGTCTGGCGTATAAATGAGTGTTAATGTATCAACAAAGTTGTTATTTGTGCTGTCAATATATGTTTTTTTAATTTGTTCGCATATGTTTTTGATTTGGATATTTGTAATTTTATTAATGTCAGTCTGTATAGTAAAACTGGAATCCATTTTAGATACCTTTTCCAATAATTTTTTAAAGACGCCTTTTATGCTATCCATGACAGTCAAAATCCATTCTTGTTTGTAAATACCAAATGGAATTTTTAACAATCCATCCAAATAACTTCGTGCCTTTGAGCCGGTATCATCGGTTTTGGATTTCACTTCTTTCAACTTATTCATTGCCTTTTCTTTAACCGAATCAGGCGCCTTCATCAAGCATATTTGCTGTTCAAGAGGAATCTTGCTATTATCAAAATTGGACAAAGTATTTGTATACGTAATCGTTTGTTTCATGGCCTCTTTAAAAAAACTTTTGATTTTCCATGGTAAGCTATCAAATAATAATGTTTGTTCGCTAGTATCGATATTACCATTGTTATCGTTTGATAATAAATCATACAATAAATAGGCCAAATACTGATACTCGTGTTCATCTGATTTCAATAACAATTGAATCAATGTATTTCGTTGTCCATATAAGTCGCTATTCATAAATTCCTTTACGACTTGAGACACTGGTTTTTGTTTGATAAGGACAATTTGACTAATATATCCTTGGTATTTTTTGATAAATTCATCTGTCGAATATACGAGTAATTCTTTTAATGTAATAGAATGGATAAACCGTTGGAAAGTGTTGATCTCGTAATTTGTATGAGACGGTGATTCTTTAATTAATGATTCTAATTTAGAATTCAAGTAATCATTGTCTATACAAGTGATTAACAAGTCGTCTACTAAACCAGAGGCAACAATGGTTTTTTTCTCTTTTTGGTTATGAAATGCTACTTTGATGCCATATACCTTTGCTTGAAAAGTATCATTTGTTCTACATAAATCGAAACAATCCAAGTTGGTAGATTTATCAAGAATGACAGCATCGTCAACTATTTTATTCTTTTCAATGAAACTATTTGCGACAGAAGGGCGGTCTGTTTTCCAAGGCATAATTTTAAAATGAATAGGATGAAAGTGTTTTTCCAAAATGGCATACTTATTTCTATCCCATTGGACGGTAGATAAATAATCGTCTCCGAAGGCAACATTTAATAAATCGTGCACGTTTTCCGTTCCATATAACTTAAAAGCATTATTTAGGTCGGAACGAATTGTCTCCAAATTCATTTTAATCTTAGAATAATTGGTTTTATTTTTTAGCAAAAGTCGATTGTTTGATAATTCGAGGTAGATTTTTTCTAAGATTTGTGTAGACTGGTTTAATTCATTTGCTCCAAGGATATCCAAATGCTTGTATTTCTGAATAGACAACAAAGTGCTCTGGACTAAATTATGAAAATACTGAATTTGGTCGTCTAGCAAAGCCTTTTCATCGTCATTTGGTGATATTCCCGATTTACCTGCTGCGTCACCGGTATTTTGAGGAATAACAATATTTTTCATTAATATATTTATCGATTTTAAATTTTTCATTTAAATTAATTGACGTTTTTATCGATTTTACCTAAATGTATCGCTAAACTTAATGATTTCCAAAGTGGTTTAAAAAAACAGTGTTATAGTATGTAATGGGCATACCAGCTTACTTCTCATACATTATAAAAAATTATCCAAATATAGTAAAGAAGTTTCAAAATAATTTCATAGTAAATCAGTTATATTTGGATAGTAATTCGGTAATATATGACTCGATGCGGGAAATAGAATATAGTGGGAACAATGATGAGTTCGAACGAAAACTAATTAATGCTGTATGTAAAAAGATTGAAACTTATATAGAGCAAATTTGTCCGACACATCTGGTGTATGTAGCGTTTGATGGCGTAGCGCCCGTGGCGAAATTAAACCAACAAAAAAACAGGCGTTACAAATCGTGGTTCATGGGTCAATATGATCCGTCTGACAAGCCAATGTGGGATAGCACTGCGATTACGCCCGGGACCGATTTTATGAATAAGTTAAATCTTCAAGTGCGTTATCATTTTCGCAAACCATCGTCTTTTAATGTGAATCAAGTTATCATTAGTGGGAGCGATTTTCCGGGAGAGGGTGAGCATAAAATTTTTGACCATATTCGCGAACATACCAAGGACGTGAAGAATATGAAAAGTGTTATTTATGGTCTGGATGCGGATTTAATTATGCTCACGATAAACAATCTTCAATATTGTGAAAATATGTATTTATTTCGTGAAACACCTGATTTTATAAAAAGCATTGACAATTCACTAGATCCAAATTATATGTATGTAATAGACATACCTGAATTTAAAAACCAATTGGTATTCTACTTGAATAATGATGTGTCTCCGACAACGGATGTAGAGAGTAATCGCGTATTTGACTACATATTTTTATGCTTCATGTTAGGAAACGACTTTTTACCCCATTTTCCGTCGCTTAATTTGCGAACTGGTGGTATGGATATTTTAATGGAAACGTATCGAAATGTATTGGGAACAAGTAAGAAAAACATCATCGTTGATGGAAAAATAGTGTGGAAGAACTTTCGACTGTTAATCAAGGAATTATCTGAGCACGAGGAATCGTATATTCAAGCAGATTATGCCAAGCGGAATAAACAAGAAAAGCGACCACCTCATTTTGATGAAAATGCGAGTCGATTCGACAAAGAGATGCTTCATGCTCCATCAAAAGAACGAGAAGTGGAAAAATATATTAATCCGAATGACAAATTTTGGGAATCGCGGTATTATGATATGTTGTTTGATGTAGACATAGACGATGAATGGAGGAAGAATATTAGTTTGAATTATTTGGAAGGATTGGAGTGGACATGGAAGTATTATAGTGTGGGTTGCGTAGACTGGAGATGGGCGTATAAATATCATTATCCGCCTTTGTTGAAGGATTTACTGAAATACGTGCCTTATTTTGATACAGAGTTGCTGGAACCTAGGCTACCCAATCCGGTAACAGATGTGGTTCAGCTTAGTTATGTATTGCCCAAGAAAAGTTTATATTTATTACCCAAACGAATAGAAAATAAGTTGCTACAACAATGTGGTGAAATGTATAGTACTAATTATGAGTATAAATGGGCGTATTGTAAGTATTTTTGGGAATGTCACGTGGATTTTCCTGAGATAAATCTTGGCGAACTAGAAAAGATAGTAAATGAATGAGTAAACCTTTGGAAGAATGTATACTATTCCAAAACCGCATATACTTTAGCCGTCGGCAGACCAGGCAGACACGGTAGACAAAAAATAAAATATTATATAATTCTATAGGGTCATATGTCAGAACCGGTTGATAGTAAATTATATAGTAAAATAAAGAAGCGTGTTTACAAAGAGCAACCACAACATAGTGCTTATAGAAGCGGTAAAGTAGTAAAAGAATACAAAAAACAATTTACACAAAAATACGGTGAACGAGCGAAACCATACAAGGGAACCAAGACGAAAAAACGTGGTTTGTCTAGATGGTTTGCTGAGAAATGGACGAACCAGCGAGGTGAAGTGGGATACAAGAACAAAAATGATGTGTATAGACCATCTCTACGTATTACGAAAAAAACGCCAAAAACATTTGATGAACTGACAAAAAAACAAATAAAGCGTGCCCGAAGTGAAAAATACAGAAAAGGGCGCGTGTATAGGTTCAAACAAAAGTAGGTGTTCTAAAGACATTCATATATATTGTCATATTCTATGTTACCTACCATTTCATATGTAGACATATTAGGCAGGTCTATACTGGAAATATTAGATACATTGAAACTTGAAATACCTGTTTTCATCGCATAACAGATAATATTTTTAATATTTTGGTGATTATATTGTTTTTGTAAATGAAGACTAAATCTATTGAACTCTACGTTGTTTTTATCAAGGCGGTCAATAATATATTTGAAATCATTGAATTGTAATGAACCACACGTATCAGTTAGACATATGTCATGAATTGTATTATATTTGTGATAATAATTGACAACTTCATTTACAATCATGTCGTTGTTCAATTTACCAATGATTGGACAGTAACTAAAACATGAAACATACAGTTTTATCTTTTTTTCGTCACAACTGTTATCTATGGTATTTATCATATGTGTAATATCCTCTTTAGTTTCGTGTATGGTTTTGTTATTGATTTTTTGTTGATATGGATTGGATAATGAAGTGACAAATGAATAATTGAACACGCCGTGTTTATCAGCTAATTCAACGCTTTTTATTGTGGGTGTAACTACAAATATATCAAGTGGTTTATTGGTATACATAACAGAATTTGCTTCTCTAAATAATTCCAACGAGTTAGCTAATTGTGGGATTAGTTTTGGCGAGACAAACGAACCGATTTCAATAGCATCTGGTTTTTTTTTGATTATAATATTCTCTATCATTTGTAATTTCTCAGTTACATTGTATATTTTTGAAATAGATTGAAGTCCATCGCGTAATGTAACATCGAATAGTCGCAAAGGATTATTTTTTAATACTGATGAATACATTTGTTTTGATGTTGTTATAATACACCTTTGAAGATTTAAATCCGCACAAAAACGAATATAATGAAACTATATAAACATATTTTTATTATATATAGTATCGTAATGGATAAAGATGCTAAAATTAAGGAATTGGAAGAAGAAAATACAACATTACAATTAGAACTTCAATTTACAAAAGAACATCTTAAAAAATACACAGCACCATCTAGTAGAAAACTGTATTATGAAAATAATAAAGAACAAATCTTAGAAAAAAAGAAACTAAACCCGTCTTCTCAAGAGAAGCGAAAAGAATACAATAAAATATCTTATTTGCGAAGAAAAGAAATGGACGAAATCAAAAAGAATGAGAATGTTTAGGAATAAGTGGTATTTGTAAACCTACTTAAATAAATATCTTTAGTAAGTATATAGAATGGAAAGGGCGAAAGAAAAACCACACGAGTTTTTCAAATCTACCAAAACATCTCTAAAAAGCATACTGAAACATCCTGAAATAAATACCAAGAAAATTAACGAGGTTGTTATCAAGGCACACAAAATCGTTATTCATACTTTACAATTTCTAAAAATGTATACTCTTCATCATTACCAAACACACTCACAAACCATACCTATTATTGATAAGGTTTTGATTTTGAATGTTATGAAGGTTGTTTGTGGTGAAAAACATACCAAAAAAGGAAAACCACCCAAGAAAGAAACCATGGAACTCACGACAAAACTTACATCATTCTATACAGAGCATTACAAACCGTATACACAACCAGAGCAATTGGATTATGAATATATGAGTAATGTGCTTTCTTACTTATGTGAGGATATTATGACGATGTATGAAAATAACATTCAATTACACTATGTGAATTATGTGGAACGATTTGTAAATGTTGTTTGGAAGAAGAAGATGCTGGTTGATAAGATACGGAAAATATTTCCTACCAAAAAAGAAAAGGAAGCACGAATTAGATGTTTGGAAAAGGAGTTGCGAAAGATAAAGAATGACTTACTGAATGTTGATAATGTAGATGAGAATACATCACTACCGTATTATCATAAATGGATTACCGAACAAAAGAAACACATTGTTCCAGACAAAGAAAAGTTCCAAAAACAAAGCATCTATTATGATTTGAAATGTAAACCGATGGATTATTTCCCCTGTATGATTGCGATGATGAAACAAGTTGAAAATGACGAGGAAACAATCAGTAATGTTTTTCCTTTACGAAGTAGTATTGCTCCTGGTTATATTCGGTTGGATACAATAACATTAGTATATTTGCTTTTGCGAAAAGAACAAGGAAAGAAAAGTGATTTTAGTAATCAAGGAAATACCAAGAAGCATGAAGATAAAATATGGAAGTTCTTTTTTCGCACAGAAAAGAAGGTGTTTCGTAAGACAGATTTTTCATTCCATCATATGATTTCTACTGATGGGGTAGGTGTTTCCGTATTATTTATTCGTGATGATTTAGTAGGAAAGCGATTACCAAGTGCGAAGAAATGTGTATCAAAAGAATTGTATATTGATGAACTTAATGATTACTCTGCTTTACGAGATAAAACGATTGTAGGTGTCGATCCAGGTAAAGAAGATTTGATTTATTGTGTTGACGACGCTTCCAAAGATGCGAATGTATTTCGGTATTCACAGAACCAACGGCGGAAAGAAACCAAGATGAAGAAATACAACAATATTATTTTAGGAATGAAAACACAGAAAATACAGGGGAAAACGGTAATTGAATATGAAACAGACTTATCACATTTCAACTGTAAAACACTTAACATAGACAATTTCAAAACATACATAAACGAGAAGAACAAAGTAAACAATATGTTATTTGGATTTTATGCGAAGCAACTATTTCGTAAGTTAAAGTTTGGAAGACATATCAATACCAAACGCAACGAGCAAAAGATGCTTCGTGATTTTAGGAAAATGTATGGTAATCCAGAAGAAGTTGTTATATGTATAGGAGACTGGGAACAGCGAAAACAAATGAAATACAAAGAACCCACATTAGGAAAGGGAATGAGATGTTTGCTTCGTAAAAACAAATACAAAGTATATTTGGTAGATGAGTTTAGAACCAGTTGTAAATGTTCCAAATGTGATGGAGGAGTATGTGAGAAGTTTATGGTAAGGGAAAATCCCAGACCAAAAAAAGATGATATGCGGTTGGTTCACGGACTACTACGCTGTAAGAGCGGTTGTGGGTCGTGGAACAGAGACCGTAATGGTTCATCAAACATCTATAAGATAGCACACCAAGCAATATATGGTTTGGAAAGACCAGGTTATCTATGTAGAACAAGTAATCAAAGTGCTTCAACGAGCACTTATAATCAAAATATACACAAGGTATGAAAAGACCTAAACTTTGAATGTATTTATTTTCGTATTTTTGTGCGGATTTAAATCTTCAAAGGTGTATAATAAGAATAAATATTGTATTATAACTGATCATTTTTTAGTCAAAAGAATTTTACCAAAAACCTTTGAAATATGCGAAAACTTCAAAATAAAAAACAGGGCGTCCCCTGGAATTGTTTTCTGAGTTACAGATTTCGCATAATCTACTGACAAGCAATGAGACCACACTTGATAAAACTCAACCTTTATCGATATTTTGTTTTATCCTTTTTCCCGAGTAGTACAATCCAAACAAATCAGGCGCATCATATCCATTCAACATTATCCACTGACGAGGAATAACTAATTAGGGATAACTAATTGAAGTTAAACTTGGTCGAGACTATCTTCTTGTCAAACCGGGCAAAGGGAGTGATCAGCTCCACATAAGGGTTTATCCACATACCACCGGCAAAGGTATATGCGTTTAACAAGTCAACAACAGAGTCACATTGAGTTTCAATTACACAGGTTTTCATTACTCGACCTGTGTCTAACTTTACAAATTCCACTGAGCCAAGTTAGAAGCTCTCTATACGGTTACAGCTGAATAAAACTTCAATTTTTTTATTTAGAAATTATGAGAAAAACCTTTCCAAAAAAAATTGATTATGTTTTACATTTGGTACGGGTTTCATCATACATTTATGACTATAGTAGTCTATTATTAAAATGAAGCAATCATTGGCATCAGTAAGATGTGTGTTTTGTAACAGTCTATCTCATAATATGGATAACTGTAATAGCACCTTCAATGGTAAGCGTAAGTCACTCGACGAAGGTTGGTGCTTTCTAATGGACGATGGACGTCCTAATTTTGAAATACTTGCCGCAAATGAGTTGCGATATGTTGCGTATCATTATGCTGCATACGAGGGGGCGGTTCATGACTGGCGTGAGAAAAACACTCAACACTACAATCGCAAATTTAGATTCCGTCCGGTCGACCTATCGCTTTCAAAATCGCAACTTGTTAAAGAACTTGCTAGAAGGTGGGAGGGGTTTCAGTCAGTGCGCGACCTGTATCAAACCAAACCTGTACCGACGGAAGACGACGACTGTCCTATTTGTTTGGAGTGTACTACAACATCATACGAATGGATGTACACCGTTTCATCTTGGAAAAAAGTTGAAGATAAGGTAACGACGGAGTGTAAGCATACCTTTTGTAAAAAGTGCTGGGCTAGTCATACCGAAAAAAACCGCCGCTACGATTATCAATATCGGGGTAATCATCATCATATGGGAGGTAATATGTGTGTGTCTTGTCCTATGTGCCGACATAAAATCGCTGTAAAATAAATCAACAAAAAGATCAATGTAAGTATACGCGAAAAAAGAGAATCTGGTTATGTCTCTAACAAACAGATTCTTTTTTATTTTGAGATTTTCTCCCATTTTAAATCTTCAAGGGTTTAAAGAGTTATTCGTATATATAATACATATACAATGGCTTACCAATATGAAGGAGATAGAAATTATTTTTTACAGTTGTTGAAAGAAAATAGAGGGGTAATGATTTTCAAATATACGGCAGACTGGTGTAGTCCATGCCAATCAATAAAGAGAGAGGTAGATGCTCATTTTCAAAACATATCGAGCGAATCCGTATTATGTTTTGAAGTAGATGTAGATGAGAATTTCGATTTATTTGCGTATATGAAAACAAAAAAAATGATGAAGGGTATTCCAACATTAATGGCTTATAAGAAAGGTTCAACTAGTTTTGTTCCGGATGATAGTATTTCTGGTGCAGACATTGGTGAAGTAAATGCTTTTTTCGAAAGGTGTAGAAAAATGTAAAATATATGTAAAACATATGTCTAGAAAAATGTAGTTTAGCACATACATATATCATCTACATAAGAGCGTGTAGGCAATTCATTTACAAAATGAATACCATTAATTTTCGCGTCAGACCATGGAAAAAAATCGATTAGAAAGCCATTATCACGCAATAAATTAATATACTTTCCGATACGTGTTTGTGCTGTTTGTGTAGTGGTATTAAAGTATTGATTTTTGCTTGAGAATTTATATTGTGGCAATAAAGTAATACTTGAGTCGAATATTTCCCTACATTCGTCCTCTACTAATTCGACCGACTTGTTTGTATGATTATAATTAAGATTGGGACGATATACAAATAATCCATAGGGAACAGCAACAATATCAAAAAAACTAATGCCACCTGTGTGTTGTATTTGGGTTTTATTACAAATACTCCTGTCATCTGGATAATTACAATAAAAATTATCAACGATAGAACCGATTAAATCTTCGTCACTTATTAAGTTTGGGTAATTGTCTATTTTATTTTCATCTAAATTGATTACAACCGGATGTGTATGGAATGTAAATGGAAAATCACCCGAATTCAAACTGGTCGTTCCTGGCATCAGACTTGCTTGAATAAGTCCAACTACCTCGACGGTTAATTTATCATCATCTTTTTTATAGCAAAAATGACCCCCTCGTTCGGCGCCTTGAATCTGTATACCATCTTCCATAAACCGGTCATTATTACCATCCATCATAAGACTATATATATTATTTATAACAGAAGGTTGTATATAAAAGTGATAGGACAAAACTGACATTGTATAGTATAGTTAGTGAAAAAAAGTGTAACAAATAATAAATAAAAATACCAATTAAAAATAAAACAATTGTATATCTAAATGGAAAATTTGGAATTAAATATACATAATTATGAATTGAACGATTTGTTGAATCTTTTTAAATTGCCGTTTCATTTTAAAGAGGTTGATCTAAAAGAGGCAAAGAAAATAGTCTTGAAAACACATCCCGATAAATCAGGACTCGACAAAGAATATTTTCTCTTTTTCTCTCAAGCATACAAATATTTATTGAAGATACATCAGCTGAGACAAAGTAGTACGACTACAAATACAGAGTATGATAAGGATGAACTATGGAGTAGTGAACACAGTGTGTTGATTGATGGAAAAATAAAAACAATGAGTCAAGAAGAGTATACTGATTGGTTTAATAGCACTTTTGAAAAGATGAAGTTAAGAGATGAATCGGAAGAAACCGGATACGGAGATTGGTTAAAATCGGACGACGATTTAGTAAGTGAAACAGTAACGACTACAAATCAAATGAATGAATATATTCAAAATAAAAAGAAGCAATTAAGGGCTTTAGTAGTTCATAATGATTTCCAAGATATGAATGCGTCTAACGGGGGACAATTTGATTTAGTGAGAGAAATACCAGGAAATTACGGATCATCCATGTTTGACAAGCTTCAGTTCGAAGACGTGAGAAAGGCGCATTGTGAGTCTGTGATTCCAGTGACAGAAGAAGATTTTCATAATCGAAAAAAATATACAAGTATAGATGAATTAAATCGTGAAAGAACGCAAGATATGGTTCAAAATAGTGATAAATGGTTGTCGTCTCATGAATCCATGTTGAAAAACGCGCATTCGCAAGACGAAGATATTAATATACAGCGTGCCTACAAACTGATGAATCAGGATGAAATGATACGTGAAAACCACGACAAATTTTGGTCAGACTTGAAAAGAATAAAAAATTAGATTTATCTTTGTCTTTGTCTTTGTCTGCCGACGGCTATTTGTCTTTGTCTTTGTCTGCCGACGGCTATTTGTCTTTGTCTTTGTCTGCCGACGGCTCTAGTTTGTGGTCTTTGTCTTTGTCTGCCGACGGCTCTAGTTTGTGGTCTTTGTCTTTGTCTGCCGACGGCTCTAGTTTGTGGTCTTTGTCTTTGTCTG